CTTATCAGCCTTGCTGAATTGACGCTCCTTTAGGTCACTTTCCATAGATAACAAGTTACCCATGAAAAATAAGAGAAGGATAGTAAAATCAAGTATTAAAAACACCATCTTAAACTATTCTAGCCCTTATCTGACGTGGCTAGCAACCAATCTTTCGATTGGGATGGCTAACGTAACGCCTATACTAAAGTACTGCAACAAACTACTTATCATCCTTAAGAACAGAGGCAAAGCCGAAGTAATTAAGTATAATAAGGAAAACAGGCTAAGCTTTATTAAATTTGTGTTTAGCTTAAATCCTGAGTTTGTCACTGCGGAGGATATTGCGGCGCCTAAGCGTGCGATAAGGACGCTAACCCGATTTATACTAAGAACTAAAAGTTACTCCCTTATTAGGTTGTACCTTTCTGGACTTTATATAACTAGGGGTCTGCGTACAGATGCTGAACCAAGTTTTAATACAATAGAAGGCAAGCCCTCTCACGAGGAATCCTACTTTTTAGAGTACGAAAACAAGATGAAGCATTTCCTTACCAAATGCCTAGGTATTAATCCTAAGTATATGGGTAGACCTACTGAAGCTCTTCGGTTTAAAAAGTTCCACATGTCGTCAAAGTCTGGTCCCAACGGGCATGCCCTTTGGAGTTCAGTCATTGACAACTACGTGTTACCTATAGACCTAGCCTTGGCAATTTATTACCTTGGCGGAGCTAAGCTGGAAAACCATATGCACAAGTTTCGCCTTCTTTTCCAGTTAATACCAAATTTCTTCTTAAGCCTCTTACCCCGCAAAGGGTCTAGGTTCTTAAGGAAAATCTCTGTTATTAATGACAAAGAGGGTAAAACAAGAGAAGTAGCTATAGGAGATTACTATACTCAGGCTTGTTTAAAGCCTTTGCATAAGTACCTCTTTAAGCTGCTTCGTAGGATTCCGCAAGATTGTACCCACGACCAAGCAAAATTGTTAGGCAAACTTCCTCTTGAAGAAGGGAACTCTTTCCATAGCATAGATTTATCAAGTGCTACAGATCGGTTTCCAATCCATTTGGAAGTAATGCTTTTACGATTATTGTTTGGTCCCACATATGCAAATTGCTGGAAGCTCGTAATGGTTAAATATCCATTCGATTACAGAGGTCGCAAGTTATCTTACGCGACTGGTAACCCTATGGGTCTTTACTCATCATGGGCGACCTTTGCAGTTTGCCACCATTTTCTAGTTTACCTCGCATGTGAAAGTGCGGGAGTATCCTGGAAACGGTGTCCGTATATGTTACTTGGTGACGATATTGTTATCGCTAACGATAAAGTCGCTAAGGCATACATGGAATTACTGGAGAAGTGGGACATCCCATTCTCGAAAGAGAAGACTCACTCAAGCCCTTACGGGTACGAGTTCGCCAAGCAAATAATTTTGCATAACGAGAATGTATCTCCTATGCCTTTAGCAGCTCTTTTCGAACGAAGACACTCACCAGTCGAAACGGTGGGTATTTTAGTTCGGGAACTGTGGACTAAAGGTTGGTCAATTCTTTATGATCAAGCTCTTGACGATTACTTTAGCAAGATTGCTAGGTGGCCGGCACGTAAGTACCGGTCATTCAAACCAAAATTGCTATTAGCAATTTCACTATTAGCTTACTTTCAAGGTCTGTCGGACTTAGGCACTTCTATTTTAAAGTACGTAACCGACTGGACTAAGGAGGACTGGAGTACTGCTAACCAACTACACATTAGGCTGTTCGCTAAATGGGTAGCTGTTAAAACGGTACAAAAGCTCTTCTCTGAAAGCATTGCTAGAGTGACTGATTACAGTAACAAAATACCTTTAGGGGTATTAGCCGAAAGGCTAGTTATCGCAATCACGGCTCAAGAGACTGAAGTGGATCCATTCGAGTTTATCGAGTCAGTACCATTCTTACAAATATACGGTCGTGCAGAGGAAACCTACCTTAAGTTGAATAAAAATCTTAACGATAAAGGACTAGGCACTTCGCAAGAAGAGCTTCGTTCTTATATTGGAAAGGTTGATATTCCGCTTTCAGATAGAGATTTCTTTGTCCGACGACGAGAAGTGCTCCTAATCAGGGCACTCAAGTCTTCGCGTATAATTGAAAGTTTGATAAAGACGACACCGCAGGTAGTATCTTGGACCGGGAGACTAGACTTCACTCTTCCTTGGTATAAACATACCAAGTATAGTGGAGAATTGCTTCCCGATAGGTCGATGCGTTCCGTACGGGGCCCTGGGCCCTAGCGCTTCATATTTTCTA